TGTTTTCCAGTGGTAATTCGTAATTCATTTCCACCAGAAATAAGTCAGAAAATAAAGGAAATAATTGAACCGTATCTGGAAAAAATAAAAGCAAATTCGGAAGCTAAATATATACCTGATTGGGAAAATAATGTATCGGAAGAAAGACTTCTTTCACTTATAGATTTTGATATGCCAAAGAGTAATAAAAATAATCTTTCTAAAGCGTTAGTAGATATACCAACAAAGGAAATAGAAAAGATTGTAAAAGATTTATTTCCTGATTTAAATGTTTCTTGTAGTGGGACTTTTTTATATCCCGATACTGGTTTTATGAGTTGGCATACAAATCACAATCATCCAACTGATCGGATTTATATTACTTACGCTTCAGAACAAGAAAAATCATTTTTTAGATATTACAAAGATGGAAAAGTTATTACTGATTATGACGATAAGGGGATTACTGTAAGACGTTTTACAGCTACAGGAACTAAACCTTATTTTTGGCATTGTGTAGGAAGTGAATGTGATCGGGTTAGTATTGGATTCCAATTATCTAAAATAGAGAAGAAGGCTTTTAGACCTATGGCTCGTTACGCAATCATTGAAGATAAAAAAGTAATTAATGTTGTGGAATGGAATGGAGATATGACTTTATGGTCGCCACCTGAAGGATCTATTGCTGTTGTTGCGGAAGGAAAAGTATCAATAGGAGATAGTTATGAGGACTGTACTTTTACTTCTAATACTGTTTCCAGTAATGGACATGATGCTAAATGGATTTTATTAAGAGAAAATCGTAATAAACTTTTAGCAGAAACGGATTGGTGGGCTAGTTCAGACCTGACGATGAGTGATGCAAGAAAGGAATATAGACAAACACTTAGAGATTTACCATCGACTTTATCCAATCCAGAAGAAGTGACTTGGCCTAATAAACCTGCATAAGCTTGATATACTTAAGATATAAGCAAAGATTCCTATGGCAATAGCACCTGGAACGTATGACATGACGATCCAACGAAGATCGGATCATAGTGTGTCTGTTACTTTGAAAGACTCAGGAGGTAGTGCGGTAAATCTTACTGGCTATTCAATTGCTTCTCAGATTTGGGACTCTGGACGTACCACAAAAGCTGCTGATGCTACTTGCGCTATTACAAGTGCGGCAGGTGGAACGTGGACTTGGACACTTACAGATACTCAAACAACTACGTTTACTGCTGATGAATATAAATATGATGTGTTATTAACTAATGGATCAGGGCTGAAAGAATACTGGATAGAAGGTACTATTTATATGGATGAAGGATACACTGCATGACCACAGTAAATATCACAACCAATAAAAACACTGTAACTGTTGATGAAAACAATAGTTCAGTCATAGAAGTTGCGACTCAAGGGCCACAAGGAGCTACAGGAGGTTTTACTTTAAGTGATGATAATAAGGTAGATAAGTCTATAATTTATTATGACAGTACTGCTGGAACCTATAAGGCCGACAGCACATGGACTACTAACACAATTACCGACGGAGGCAACTTCTAGTGGCTAACACAATCAGAATCAAACGTAGCACTGGAAGTTCAGCTCCTACCAGTCTTGAAAACGCAGAATTAGCCTTTTCTGAAGGCAATGAGATTCTCTACTTTGGTAAAGGAACTGGTGGCTCAGGAGGTTCCGCAACATCCATTATTCCTGTAGGTGGTAAGGGTAAGTATTTCGACAAAGAAACAACCCAGACAGCAAATCATATTCTTGCTGGACCTACGGCTGGATCGGCTGCGGCGGCTGCATATAGAGCTTTAGTAGCTGCTGATATTCCCTCAATAGCACACACAGGAATATCTGATTTCGATACAGGAGTAAGGGCAAATAGATTAGATCAGATGGCTGCACCAACAGCTTCTGTAGGTTTAAACAGTCAGAAGATTACAGGATTAGCTGATTGCGTTGCCGATTCTGACGCAGCAAATAAGGGCTACGTGGATGGGGTTGCTCAAGGATTAGATATTAAAGATTCAGTGAGAGTCGCAACAACAGCAAATATCACGTTGTCAGGTACTCAGAGTGTAGACGGTGTTTCGTTGTCTGCTGATGATCGAGTACTCGTAAAAAATCAAAGTACAAGTTCGCAGAATGGCCTTTACCTTTGCAAGTCTGGTGCTTCATGGGTGAGAACAGACGACATGGCAGCATCTTCAGATGCTTCTGGAGCATTCACTTTCATTGAACAGGGTTCAACTTATGCAGATGTAGGTTTTGTTTGTAGTTCTGATAAAGGAAGTGCAGTTGTAGGAACAAACAACCTTGCCTTTACTCAGTTTTCTGGAGTAGCTGGTGTTACTGCTGGTAATGGTATAGATAAGTCTGGTAATGAAATAAGCCTTGACCTTAAGGCAAATGGTGGTTGTGTAATTGAATCGACAGAACTCGCAGTCGATTTAGGCGCAAGTTCAATAACTGGAACGCTTTCCGTAAGTGATGGTGGTACTGGAAGTACTTCAGCATCAGGAGCTAGAACAAATCTTGGCTTGGTGATCGGAACTAATGTTCAAGCTTATGATGCTGATCTTGATGCTTTATCTAGTTGTCAATCAGGTGGAGCTGCGGCCTTAGCAGCTTTAACTTCAACAGAGATTGGGATTCTTGATGGTGCAACGGTTACAACTGCTGAGTTGAATATCATTGACGGTGGAACGTCAGCCACTTCAACAACACTTGCTGCTGCTGATCGCATGGTTATTAATGATGCAGGTACAATGGTTCAAGTTGCTTTATCTGATTTGGTTACGTTCTTAGAGAATGGTTCAGTTTCAGGGTTTGATATAGACGGTGGTACATATTAACCCCTCTCTGTTCACCTAATCTAAAAGTAAAATGGCTAACACAATTAAGTTAAAGAGGGGAACTAGTACTCCATCAACGAGTGACATAGTTAGTGGAGAAGTTGCGGTAGATACTTTGGCTAAGAAGCTTTATATAAATGATTCTGGAACGGTTAAGGAGATTGGTGGAATCACAGATGGAGACAAAGGTGATATTACGGTTTCAAATTCAGGTGCAACTTGGTCTTTAGATAGTGGTGTGGTTACGACTGCAATTATTAATAACGGGGCGGTTAATGCCAGTAAGATTCTTGATAATGTTGTTAGTGAAGCAAAGCTAAACGTAAGTAATAGCCCGACTAATGGATATTTCTTATCGGCTCAAAGTGGAGATACAGGCGGCTTAACTTGGGCTGCTGCTGGAGCTGGTACGGGTGAAAGTTTTGTCAAATTCAAAAATAACTCTGGTGCGTTAGCTAATAACGGAACTAATGCTTATGTAGGTTATAACTCAGGAGGATCATTATCTAGTGGTGCTGAAAATGCTTTATATGGTTATGAAGCTGGATATGTTTTATCGACAGGTAATTATAACGCTTTCTTTGGTGCTGTAGCTGGTAGATACATCACAGAAGGTAGTAATAATTCTGGTTTTGGACATGAAACCTTAAGATCACTAACAACAGGTAGTTATAACACTGCTACTGGAAAAGAAGCTTTAAGGGCAATAACGACAGGTACATATAACACAGCAGTAGGAACATTAGCTGGTGATGCAATCACTACAGGAACCCAAAATGTTTGTCTAGGTAGTGGAGCAGGTTCTACTTTTACAACAACTCATTGGAATACATTTGTTGGAAAAGATTCTGGTCAACTATCAACAGGTAATGGTAATACTGGTCTCGGTTTAGACGCTTGTAGAAGTGCTAGTGGAGGTTACAATACTTGTTTAGGTCGTAAAGCAGGAGAAGACCTTAGTAGCGGAACGAATAATACTGTGATTGGGGATAGTGCAGCTCCTAGTTCAAATACTGTAGATAACGAAATAACTTTAGGTAACTCTTCTATCACCAAGTTTAGAGTCCCTGGTCTCAACTTCTCAATTAAAGATTCAACAGCTACCGACAACTACGTCCTAACTGTTGATGCTAACGGAGATGCAGGTTGGGAGGCAGCATCAAGTGGTGTTAGTTCAGACGCTCAGTACAACACTGTTGGTGGTACGGATGCAGGAAGTTCATTTAGTGGTACGAGTGCTAGTT